AAGTTATTAGCCTTGCGGTAGTCATCCAAGTACTGAAGCACTTCAGACTTTATTTTTTTCCCGTTTACTTCTTGCTCTCCCAACTCCTGTCTGGTGATGGTGGCTGCGGGGTTTCTGTATTTCTCTTCTGCTGTAGTCGCCGGAGCGGGCAGCGCAAGCATGTTTAAACCTAGATTTTTCTTGGTTTCTTCCTGCTGCTGCTGGTATTTTTGTACAAACTCTTCCCGTTGCTTTTGGAACTCTTCTTGTTTCTTGTTGGCTTCGTCTTGCTGTTGACGCAAGAAATCATTTTGCAGACTTCTATATTGAAGAGGAGACACTGCCGTGCCAAGTAAGGCTCCAGTTAAAGCCTCTGTAGTGGCTTGACCAGCAACACCCGCCATCAAGTCACGCTCAAAACCAGCCTGTTGCAGGGCAATGTTGGTGCCTACTCCGCCTGTAACGCTTTGTATTGCTTCTGGGACAGCCTCGCCCACAGTAGACTTTACTGCCGTTCCTATCCTTGTTGGAGCGGTGGCTGGCGCTTTTCCAGCTCTTCCCATGCGACCCAATACACTCTCAACGCCCAGAACGGCTTCTGCGCCACCAGCAACCCCTGATGCGGCTTGTCTAGCGGCATTCTCTCTAGAGTATTCAGCGGCTTTCTGTGCGGCGGCTTCAGCCTCTTCTTCCGTAGCGCCACGCTTCAACATGGCATCTTTGACGGCTTCGTAGTCTTGACCCTTTTGGGAGCCAACTCCCATTGCTGTACCAACCGCCATTCCCGGAGATGCGCCAGCAACCTTCTGTCCAACTTTCCCAGCAACACCCGTTCCTAGTAGGCGTGCTATCCCCGCAGGCAGGGTAACTTCAGGCGCAAGCGCGGTTGCGGCAATGATTGGAACAGAACTAAAGGCACCGCTAGTCAATCCCTGTAATGGCGATCTAAAAAACGATCTTGCCGCTGTAGAAATTTCCTCGCCAGTTTTGCCTTCCGCTCGGTTAGCCAACTCCTCTTCAATTTGCAACTCTTTTAGTCGCGCAGGAGTCATCTGCTTGAGAGCAGTTTCTTGTTTCTCGGCAAGGTTTCTAGAGACGGCGTTGTCTGCGCCAAATAAATCAGTCAGGCTTTTAAGACCACCAGCCAAAGACATGGCGGCAGTTTCATTTATATCTCTAAAAGTTGACGGGGCGGACGGAACTTTCTTTAACTCTTCCGTAGTCTTCCCAGCAAAAGGATTCTGCCTTACAACCTCTCTAATGATTTGATCTTGGGTAGCCCCCTCCGGCCCTTCAATTTGGTATTTATTACCGTCAGGCGCACTGATTTCATAGGTTGGCATGTACTACTACCAAGTTATTTTGTGACTTTTTTAGCTTCGCCCCAACCAGCGCTGGAAGTTCCTCCGCTTGAACTGCCGCCCTGATCAGATGGTGCATTATCACCCATAACTTCTTTGCGAATCTTGTCTTTAACAGCCTTATTAGCCGCTTCATATTCATCAGCCTTGGCGGAATCTTTTTGCCTTGTCATAGCAATCATTGATTCTGGATATGGACGGGCTTTCTCATACTTGTCTTGAATCAATTTTTCTTTTTGTTGCTCGATACTTGCTTCACGACTTAAATATCCAGCACTTGACTGCCCGTAAATAATAAGGGCTTGCTCTAGGGTTAGTTCTTTACCTGCATCTTTGGCATCTTTCATCAAAGCCCTAGCGCCACGAATAGCATCTGGGTCTTTTGCCAACTGCGCGGCTTGGATTCTGTTTGCTTCCCTTGTTGCCGCAATCCTTTCTTGGTCTGTGAGATATTGCAAACCTTGACCACGAGCTGTTATATCTGTCTGTGCAGCCTGCCCCGCAGCGGTAAGCGTAGCCCTACGCATTTCTGCTCTTAACTTTGTCGCTTCTTGGTTGGCTTTTTGAGCCGTATCAACATCTCCAATTAACTCTGCCCTGCGTTGCGTTTCAATAGCATCGCGCAGTTTGTCTTGGGCATCCCTAAATTTAGCATCTTCCGCCCTGCCAGCCTCAAATCCTTGAACGGCTGTATTGGCGTATTCTGACCCAAGACCTCTGCCTTGAATGTTTGGACGGCCAAAGGCGGACATAGAAGCAATGAGATTGTTTAAAGCACGATCTTTTTTCTCTTGTTCATACGCTACGTCACGCTCTTGTATGCGTTTTTCTTGGCCCTCACCAGCAGGACGAACCCCTTGTTTTTCCAAAAGGGCTTTGCGTTTGGCAATTAGTTGTTCTGGAGTTTCAATTGCTTCTTCTGGCTCTTTAATCCTCCTCATTAACTCTTCATATGCTGGTGAGCTATTAGAAGAATTACGAATCATGGCAAGTGCAGCCTCATATGATCCGGGTTTTGGTGGAGCAGTTTTAGGAGCTGGTGTTTGATCCGTCGGCAAGTTAACCAAAGTAGTTCCAGCGTCTTCATACCAAGGTTTACCAGCTTTTTCGCGAGCTGCTTGCTCCGCCCTAAGTAAACGCATACGTTCTGCATCTGACTGATTTTCTTGATCAGCAATAAGACCGTAATAAGGCATTTCTTCTTTAGGTGGTTTATAGGCAGTTTTTCCACCAGATTCAAAAGCAACAATTCCACCGCCTGCATAGGCTGCTTGGTGGAACATCTCCACAGGCAATTGAGCGATACCACGCATCAAACCACCTGATGCCGCAGCTTGCACTTCAGGTTGTTCTTCTGGCTGAGGTACGTTCTCAGGTATGGTGGGCATAGCCATAGCCTGCTCACCCATCTTTTGACCAGCCATTTGTTGACGCTGGGCTTGTAAAGCCTTTAGACCCATAGTCTCTTCAAGGCGTTCTTTGACCGACTTGTCGGGAGCTTTGCTACTAGCCATCTCTACCCGCTCACGACGCTGCATTTCAGCGGCGGCTAACCATTCCGGCACTGCGGATGGATCTCTTCCGTTAGCAAAAGCCTTTACCTGCTCATTGGGAAGATCACGTAAATGATATTGAGTTTGAATTAAATTCATACTTACGCTTTCGGAGGGGTTGTAGTGGGGTCTTTAGCAATAACACCAAGGTCTTGGAGTTGCTTATACAGAGCCGTAGACATTGCGCCAGTTGACATAAGGTCTTGTAGAGCGCTAGTCTGTGCTGGTGTGTAAGACTGTGCCGCTGTGGGCAAGCCTTGTAGTAATGATTGCTGGAACTGAACCTTCTTAAATGGATCAGCACGCTCTTCCTCAAACTGCGCTTTGTCTGCGGCAATGCCTTGGGATGTGATGTCTCTTTGAGTTCCGCCCAATTTGGCTTGCTCTTCAATAGCGGCAAGTCCGTACTTGTTGGTGAGGTCTTGGGCTTGTAGTCCAAGTCCTTGTTCTCTATTAAATTGATCCATTGCCTTGTCATAGGCTGTCTTATAGCCTTCGGTCAATGTCTTGTTCTGGAGAGTTCCAAGGTTACGTGTGTTCTCAGTGTCTGCAATTGCTTGACGACCGCCGCCGTAAGCGCCTGCCTTGGTATAGCGTGCGGCTTCATTGACTCTGCCTATTTCTGCTTGCCTGCGCTGTTCTTCCATAACAGGGTCTAGGGCGGCAGACAGATACGGATTCATGTACTTGTTTGCTTGGGTTGTATCAAACGTTCCGGGGGTGTACCCACCCATTCCAGTTGGCACGTTTAAATTGGCGGCATTGCCAAACGACTGAGTTTGAAGTTCAGATGCGCCAGCGGTCAGTGGGCCTGTATAGGCTTGGTATGGGGTCTCAGACAAAGCCTGACCTTTGCCAAGCATATCCGTTACGTATGGGCCTGCCCAGTTAGAGAGGTTAGATTCAGTGCCAGCAACGCCTGAAGATGCCGCACTTCCAACACCCGTAACTCCTGTAGAGCCACCAACAGCAAAACCTTTGATACCGCCTCCGGGGGTGAACTTCTCAGGGTTAATCTTCTTACCCTGCTTATCTGTGCCTGTACGTGCTTTGCGTACCTTAGCCATCATGGCGTATAAAACATTAGCGCCTGCATCCGAGTTACCGTTTCCAAGGTGAGAGACAACATCGGCAGGGATAACGAATTCCCCGTGGCTAAGTTTGGCTGGTTGGTCTTTACCAATCTGGGCTGGGATTTCATCAGCCATGCCATCGGTATGACCACGTAAGTATTTACCAGAGGCAAGAGCGGTTAAACCTCCAGTTGCCATAGGTTGGGCTAGGGTTTGTGCTTGTTGACTCATAATGCCTTGTTTAGCGGCAACATCCGCTGGAGCGGCATACTGCACATCGGTGAAATAGCGTTGCCCAGCAGATCCGGGGACACGGCTAGGATCGGCCTGTCTAGGAATTTGTTGCTGTAATGCGGTGTATTTAGGGATACTACCTTGAAAACCTACGGGTGTTTTTCCTGCTTTGTTTAAACCCGTCATTGCTGCCAGACCAGTTCCAAGAGCAGCCATCTTTCCAAAGTCGTAACTACCGTCAGGTTTCTTGAAAAAACTAGAGATGGAACTCATTAGTCCGGGCTGGGCATTTAAGTACGACATATCGTAAGTTTTGCCAGCAGGATCCGTCCACACTCCGCCGGAAGCCTTCCAACCATCCATATTGGCTACATTTCCAGAATTTTCTAAATTCATCCATTCTGGGATTTCTTCTGTCGTATCTACATACCCACTGTTACCCTCAGTCAAATCTTGGTTTACATATTGACTGTCATTTCCGCCAGAGGTTGAAAATTCTGGCCCATTTCCATCATCCGTATATACGGGGTCTCCGTTTGAATCGTACCCAGAAACAATTAAAGCCATATTAACTCCTCAGCATTCGGATTAGGTCTTCTATCGTCCCGCCTTCGGCAAAATCAAACACAGGTTTTGCGGTCTTTTCGGGGGCGGGCGGCAATATCTCATTGCCCATAATGTCATAGAAGTATTTTATGTCGTTTGATTGATTTTGAACAGGGGCTTGTGGCGCTTTGGTATCTAGCAACGCAAGCAATCCCAGAAGGTTATTTGACTGCGTTGTCTGCCCCGCATTTGCTTGAGCCGCCTTAGCTGCCGCCGCTCTTGCCGCTGCTGCTTTATCTGCCGCAGCCTTTTGTAACGCAGCCTTTGCCGCATAGTCCAGCGCAGGCTTAACATTCAATGGGTTGTATGCCTCTGGATCTGCAACAGAAGGAGGCGGTAGAACTGACTCAGTGTCTAACGGAGTCTGTGTGTTAGATAAGTCGTTTAAACTGATTACCTCGCCATCAGGGGAAGTCCAAGTATTGGTCGCAGTGTCATAGGTGTAGTCCTTCATACTATCCAGATTAGTTCCGGAGGTATTGTCTAAAGGAGCCGTGCCAGTTTCGCTTGGCACAAATTGACCCGTAGCCTCGTTGTAATAACCCGGCCCAGTCTCTGTCGTGGTTGTTGCAGGCGGCAAAGCAACTGTATTGTCAGCCGCCATCACCTCCAACTCTGTTGGGCTAGGTGCGTTCTCGTAAGATTTTTCTGCTTGTTCTTGAGACCATTTTTCAAAATCCGCATCAGATACTTCTTTTGAGGCTGCGCTTGTTCCTGCGTTAATGCCTGAGCTAACGCCAGAAGATACTATGCCTGACGTAGCGCCTTCAATTGGATCTTTGCCCTGCAAAGCCGCGCTAGTAGCGCCTTGAGTTCCTGATTTAATAATTGTGTTGGTTACAGGCGCGGATGGCGCTGGGGCTGCTGTTTCAATAGTCGGTGTTGGGCCAGCCTCTATGTCAACAATAGGCTCTGCGGTTGGAGTTCCAAATTCACTTGCCGCGTATTTACCCGCTTCAATAGAGGCATAAGTCACGGCGGTTTGTTTTGCCGCATTTTCTAACGCATCATTAATGTCTTGACCTTGAGCCACATTGACGGCTGTATTTGTCGCCATGATGAGCGTCGGGTCTCCAGACGCAGCAGCCGCTAGTTTTAAAGTCGTTCCTACAGGGTCTTTTTCAAATGCATCGTAGGTGTTTTGAACGGCCTTTACTACAGGTGTAACAGCGGTATCAATAACCGCCTGACCCGTGTCTTGAATAGTTTCTCCAACAGAAGAAACTTCTTCGCGCACTGAGTCATCGAAATCGGCTAATGAATCTGATACTGCGCTCATATCAATGTCCTAAATTCAAAACAATGCGGTACGCACCTTTGGCGGTTTTGTACTCTTTGAACCCCATACCCTCCATAGGCGGATTTTTAGAAATTGCATGAAATAATGTGCTAATTGCTGGATCGGAAAATTCAGTAATCAATACATCCATACCCAATTCATTCTTTGCGTACACCACATATTTTCTAGCACTTTGCAAAAAGTTTCTTGGAATGTCTGCGTTTAAAGCCTTAAAAACTGCTTGTCCATCATTTCCATCATGCAAAATAAATACGGTGTTGCCCATCTGCTTTACATCTGTATTTGGCTGAGTAACCTCAGTCAAAATGGCCGGAAGAGCCGCTTTAATTGGATAATTTGAGCGTGTGTTTTCCAGCGCAATTACAACAATTTGCGCAAAATCCAGTTTTTGCTTGTTACTGTCTATCATCTTTGACATTTATATCTCCAACGACAGCACAGCCGCCGAGTACACATTGCCCATACCCGCCGCAAGAGTCAATATATCGCCCTGTGGCACTTTGACATCTTCCGACAGAAATACTTCGTCATAGGCAGTCCTGTTAGCGATACAGGGAACTATCTCATCAGAGAGGATATTATCTATTAATAATAGAGTTTCCAATAGACCGCTGGCACCCATCGTATGACCTATCTTTTGCTTGTACGAGGTGGCGACATATTGGTCTAACGTGTACGCCAAAGCCGCTTTTTCAGCCACGTTGTTGGACTTTGTTCCAGTACCGTGCGTTTTGACAATGCTTATATGCTCGGCGGGGGTACGGGCTATGTCTAGAACCCCCTCAATCGCACGAATGAACCCTTGCCCATCCTCTCGCTGGCCGATAGCGTTCGAGTGATCTTCGCTGGCTGTATAGGCTCCCTTGAGAATGGCTATAGGGTTCTCTGATACGTCGCTGGACTCAAACACCGCCAGAGCCGCGCCTTGACCCACAAAGAACCCGTAGTTTGTCTCATCAAAGGCAGATGGCTTAACACCTAAATCTTCCTCTTTCTTGGTAAGAGATGCCTTGGCTTCTCCAAAGAACTCAAGGACTGAGTTGGTAACAGCATCCTCTACCGTCAGGACAATTACACGTTTAAACCCATAAAAGTTAATTAGGGTCTGTACATCCATCAGCGCTTTAAGACTGGAGGCGCAGGCTGTGGCATCGGTAACAACATGATCCGTAGCACCCAAGGCTTGGGCTGTTCTTCCTGCATACACTTGAGTAAGAGTAAATGGTAGGAACTTATATTCATAAGACAGCCTTGTGGGATCCTTGGATCGGGGGTTAATCCCTGCGAAGTGGGAGTTTCCTCCAGCAAGAATAAATGCAGTCTTGCCCACAGGGTTTTCCCTTAGTTCTTTGGCTAGGACTGGGTCAAGTACTTTGTCAGCAACACGGTGGGGAACGTAGAACATCCCACTGTTTACACGCGCATATGTCTCTGGAAACCAGTGAACTTTCTGGGGGAAGACACCCTCCATCAACTCCACCGTAGTTGAATATGCCGTGCGGTAGTGCGTTAGGTGGATCATTTAATCTGCTCCAGCGCCCACTCTATAGATACAGGATCATGCTTTTTGTTTAACTGTATAAAGTCATAAAGTTCCTGCACGGTCTCAGGCTGGAACTCTTTGGATATCTCGTCATCTATGTCGTAGATCATGCCCATGAACATGCCAATCATCAGCATGTCTAGAGAGTCAAAACAAGTTTCCTCAAACCTCTCGTCCATCCGCTCAATAGGGACAAACTCATGGTGAGCCGGACGGGCGACTCTGGCTACCTTGTTAAGAAGTTCAATAAAGTTCATCCAATTTTCCAGTTTGTTCCATCGGAATATACAGGTACTTTATTGGCTCCTCCTCCAGCAACCGTGGAGGCAAAAGTTGTTACTGTTGCATCTGACACAAACGCTCTAGCGCCAACGCTAGATGTAACTGCGCTTGGCAACGTTGCAACCGTGTAAACAGTAAGGGCTGGGATTATGCCGCTATCTGTATTTAGTTGGTCTAATATGCCCTGTATACGATTGAAATACAAACGCAAAACATTATTAAACTGGTTTTGATATACGTCAGAATAACTTTGTGTGGGTGATGGAAGCGCTGGAGCGGCAATCCTATTGAGATCAGACTCAGAGGTAATAATGAATGTCATCGTCTGCCGTCCTGTCTAATGTCTAGGCGGGGGGATCCTAGTTGCCAAGTTACACCCTCTGCCGTAGACCTTACTTCCATAGCCATCTGACGGCCTCTAACCCTTGTATAGATCTGCCCTGTAAATGCTTCAATAGGAAGAACTGCCGTGCGGGTGATAGTGGCTGAAGACTCACCTCCCACAGATGCTGGGTCGTTATATCCAGAGCCTGAGTTCTGCATAGGTTTGAGATACATCGTAACTTGCGGGCTTGCCGCCGTAGATCCACGGAATGTAATGTCTGGTACTACACGCCATATAAAACCAAACCTATCGCCGTCATCAATGTCAAATTCCGCAGATGTGATGTAAGCCTCAATAGGAACTGTAGTAGCGGTGGCTTTGTCATCCACGCCAATCTCATGGTCAACAATGTTGTAGTTATAAGTGGCAGCAATTGGATAGTCTCTTAAACCAGAATCAAGCCACGCCGTTCTACCCATAGAGCCGTAGTACCAAACGCCAGTTCCGCCTTTGCCGTCTGGCTCAAGGTAGTTGTAAACCACATAACTATCAATCTTGGAGTCCACGCTGTCATTGCTGACATAGAACCACCACACCTCATTGAAGCCCTCGTTTGTTCCGCACATAACTTGGTCAAACTGGGATTTGTTAATATTCTCAAATACAAACTGTCGCAGATCGCAAGATTGTGTTTGTGTGCGTCCATCATATTTATAGAACTTATCCACACCCATCCAATAAGCTACACCGTTAGCGTAACCAACAGCATTTTCTCCAGCGATAGATATGTTGTCTCCCACCAACTGAGAACCCCAGACCACAGGAGCGCCAACGTACTGGAGAGAATAAAGAGATGAGTCAGTCCAGACCAATATTTCTTGGCGAGCCTGCATGGCTGTAACGATTTTAGAACCGTGAGACAAACGCAGATCACCAGCCGTATTAGTGGCGGCAGGAGTCCACTCAACCACAGATTCTTGATCTGACCAGCGAATCTGCATTGGGTCTTGAGTGGTTGAGCCAAGGGCATTACAGCCAAATGCAAATACATACCTGCTTATATCTGAAACAAGGATGTAGTTTTGGATGATTGGGCAGTTAGAAGCCGCCGCAAAAGTCGTAATATCCATGCCTCTTGGGGATATGGAATGAACTCCAGACTGACTGCCTGTAGTATTTATCAAAGCGCCTGTAGGGGTTAGTGATAAATTAAATGTTGTAGATGAGACATACCTTGTGTAGTAAATTGTTCCAACCAATAAGCCCGTAGGCAATGCGCCTGTTGTTTGAAAAATAATTGCCGACAAATTAGGCAAAATAATAGTAGACGATACAACACAAGGAGTGGCTATGGTCATGGTGATTGTGGAGTCTTGATAACCAATTCCAGCATCCCAGTAGTAAATCGGCCCACCCCTTGGCCCGTAGATTAAGTCTTCGCCAAAATTACTCTGACTCCATAAGCGCATGGCATCATTTGATGTTGTACCAACGCCCCATGTTCCGCTTCCCCATGTACCAGCACCCCATCCAACTAACGGGACTGCGTAAGCTGGGCCTACATTGATTTGGTATACAGCATAAACAGTACCGCCGCCTGTTGCATTTGATGAAGCTGCCGACGCAGCTGTAATCGTATAAGTGGTAGCGCTTGCGTAAGTAAGCTGATACTCGCCAGAGATGGTGATACCGCCTACAGCTGTAGCGCCACTAAATGTTACAAAGTTGTTGTTGATGTATCCACCAGTAGCGTCAGTCACGGTAACGGTAGTGGAGCCGCTTTGCGTAGCAAATGGATTTGTCAGCGTATGAACAAATTGCGTAGGTGTTATATCGTAATAAGCGCCACCAGAACTAATATAGAACTTTAAGTTAGTGCCTACTCCAATTAGCCTTTGAGAGCCAAGAGTTACCCAAGTCCACAAAGAACGGCAAATACCAACAAACGTATTGGCTGAGATGCGTTGCCACCCACCGATCTTCTCAGGTGTACCTTGACGGAATCGGATTTTGTCGCAGTCATACCAGCCGTTTTCATTGGTATAGCGAGTGTTCTCTTTGTTGACCCCCGGCCTTAGAGCTAATTTTTTTAGTGGCATTTCTTATCCTAAGAACAGGGAACGCTCGTCTTTACGGCGGTTTTCCAACCCTTTGAGTATTTTGCCACCCGCCTTGCAATACTTCAAGAGTTCTTCTGCCGCCCCTTCCATATCTCCGCGCAGAACCTTCTGACGGAGGGTTGAACGCTGTAGTGTTCCCAGACCAACATTGAAACTAAAAGATATGAGAGCATCGTACTGACCTTGAGTGAGGGGAACAGGACAGAACTGAACCACACCTCGCTCAAACCTAGCCAAATCTGCTTTAAGAATTCCATCAACTTCTTCCATGCTGAATGTGCGGTTGTCTGCGTCCTTGAGGCCAAACCCATCACGCTCCTCAATCTTCATCTTGCCCTGCTCTGGGTACAAGACATGCCCCACCCCCACCGTCCACAACTTGGCTGGGCAACGGTAAGGCTTCTGACGCACCCCTTCATGGTGCTTAATCATCTTGAGGGCTTTATCTGACAGGTTCATTCGTCTTCTTCCTCAATGCTCTCTTGGATTAGTTGTTGCTTAACCAATTCCAAAGCACCAATAACTGTTGCCATGTACAAAGTTTCATCGTACTTGTGTATGACTTCAAGCAGTTCGTCTACCAAACCGCCAGCCACTTTGCCTTGATTTAATATCATTTCTTGCCAAATGCTTGTGTACCAAACCAGAACGACACTACGCTTGCCCAAATGATCTGAGTCTCGTTGTCCCACAGTAGGTCTAAAGCCACATCAAATGGCACTTCCTTGTGATAGGCAAACCAGAAGCCGAAGATTTCCACAAAAGCAAACAAGACAAACAAGCCATAAGTTATGGCGGGGCGCACCATAGCACGGGCGTTAATCACCCACTGACTAGAACCCTGACCGATAGCAATGTCGTGGGCATACAGGGCTTGACGCTCTTGCATGGCTGTCTGTGCGTTGGTCACCTCAGCGTTAATCTGAATCTGCTCGGTCTGGATATGCTCAATCTTTTCTTGAACCTCTAAGCCAGCCTTCTTCAGGGTCAACTCGCGCTCAGTCTGCATCTGCGCCAAGGCTAGTTCATGCGACTTGTCTGCACGGTCTTGGAAGAAGTCCATCAGTTTTGGTAACCCGCCCATCAGGAAAGACAGTAGGGTTGAGAATAGTGTCATCATTTTTTAACTCCCATTTTTTCACGTTCTTCAAGCAACCTGACTTTGACTTGCAACTCGTTGATGTGGTTCATCAAATGCTCCTTCATAATGGCTCGTTTCTCCGCAGAAATTGGGCTGTCCGTTGGGATGCCCTCTTTGGTAATCAATGCAGGCATAGCGCCTTCAATTCGCGTCAAGCGCGTGAAGAAATCGTTGACC